TCGTCATCAACTGTGTCAACAACTGGCGTGACAGTAAGCGTCTCAGAAGTTGGTGCACAGGTATTGCTGACTGACATGGCGGCGTTTGGCGCTGGCAACCCAGCACAAGAGCTAGGCACGGTTCTAGGTAACTCGATCGCAACCAAGATGGACACAGACATCATCGCCCTGTTTGATGGTTTCTCAACCTCTTTGGGTGCGGCTGGCACTGAGATCACTGCAGCTGATATCTTCAAAGCGGCGGCAACTTTGCGTAACGCAAAAGCGCCAGGCAACTACGTCGCGGTACTTCATCCGTACCACGCTTACCAGTTGTCAGCCAACTTGACGAACACGTTTGCTAACCCCAACGGCGGCGATACACAAAACGAAGCAATGCGTAACGGCTTCGTCGGATCGCTTGCAGGCGTAGACATTTACCAGTCTGCAAATGTGTCCGTGGATGCAAACGATGATGCTAAGAGCGCCGTTTTTGCGCCGGAAGCACTGTGCATTGCTATGAAGCGCGACTTCAACCTCGAAACGCAGCGTGACGCATCTTTGCGTGCGACTGAGCTTAACGCTACCGCCATTTATGGTGTGGCAGAGCTTGACGATGCGTACGGCGTTGAAATGTTCTTCGACGCAGCGCTGTAAGTTTGCTGGGGGCTTCGGCCCCCATTTACTTAGGGGCTAAACATGGCTATCACTTATCGCGGCGAAACCTTCCAGGGTTACAACAAACCCAAGCGAACGCGTAACCACAAAAGCAAAAGCCACGCCGTGTTAGCTAAAGAAGGCGACAAGGTAAAGCTGATTCGTTTCGGCGAGCAAGGCGCGGACACCGCTGGTAAACCTAAGCGCGGCGAAAGCAAAGCCACAAAAGCCAAGCGAGCAAGCTTCAAAGCCAGGCACGCCAAAAACATAGCCAAGGGCAAGATGTCGGCGGCTTATTGGTCCGACCGAGTGAAGTGGTGACGACATGGCATTTAGTACCGACAGCAACCTTACCGAATTAGTCCCAGACATTCTGGACTTCGGTATCACGGCTTTCACCGATGAGCATACGCGCGCCCAGGCAGATATTGAGCGCGAGATTCGCAACCGGTGGTGGCATCGTAAAGGCATCAAGGGCGAGATGAATGCGTCCTACCTTACAGAATCACAGTGGACAAGATCCGCTGCCTACCTAGTTTTGTGGAAGTACGCGCTCCCGCAACTAACCAACTGGGTAGACGACGACCGATTTTTGCAGATGATCGACTTTTACAAGGCGCGATACGGCGAAGAACTGGAGGCAGTATTTGCCGACGGCGTAGAGTATGACGCCGACGACGACGGTTCGGTCACTGACAAAGAGAAAGAAGTCATAAACCTAAAGCGGCTCGACAGATGAACACGGTCGAAATTACGCTCCGGCCGCGGGACTTCCAACAACGACTGCGCGCGATGACGGCGTTTATTGCACGCAATCACCAAAAAGCCATAGACGCTGCGGCCATGAAAGGCATCGAGCTAATCGAAAACCGCACGTCCGAAGGCTTCGACGTAAACGGGTCCAGATTCAAGCGATACAGCGCGACCTATGCAGACTTTAGGGTAGAAAAAGGGCGCAACCGTAGTCCGGTCGATCTGCAATTTACCGGTCGAATGCTGGCGTCAATGAACGTCAAAAGGTCCGGCAAATACAACCGGCTCATATATTTCCGCGGCGGCGAGAACGCGAAAAAGGCAGCCAAAAACCAACGCACCCGCGAGTTTTTTGGTTTGAATCAGCGCGAGCGCAGCGCTGTAGCTGACACATATTTTAGAAGGCTTACACAATGAGCGTCCGAGAAAGCATAGCGGCAAACCTAGTGACGACACTAAATAGCATAACGTCGCCTAACGTAAAAAAGGTGACTCGCGAGCCGTTCGACTTTGACAAGCTTTCAAACGCTCAATACCCAGCAATCCTGGTGCGTACAGCAAATGAAAACCGGGCTGACAACTCAATAGGCGGCAGTATGTCTAGCCGCGAATCTATCGTGGACTATGAATTGGTGTGCTTTGTAAAGCACCGGAATATAGACACGGCACGCAACCAGCTTATTGAGGCCATCGAGGAAAAACTGGATGAAGACCGGGAACGCGGCGGTCACGCTTTCGACACCCAGGTTACAACCATCGAAGTCGATGATGGTACAATCGACCCTATAGGCGGAATCATCATAACCGTCCGGGTTGTCTATCAATACACACGCGGCGACGCGTAAAGGAGAAAAGCAATGGCAATTGGTAAAGGTTCAGCTGGCGTCGTTAAAGTCGCAGCAACTGGTGGCTCGACAGCTAACGTCGGTGAGGTTCGGTCGTATAGCTTGGATGAGACAAGCGACACAATCGAAACAACAAAGATGGGCGACACAAACAAGTCGTACCTCGCAAGCCTCAAAGACGCGACAATGACAATCGACGCACTTTGGGATAGCGCGGATGCGCAGCAGCTAATCTTTGACGTGGGCGCGGATATTGACTTTGAGCTTCACCCAGAAGGTACATCGGCTGGCAAAAGCTACAGCGGCGGCGGCCTGGTAACTGCTAAAACTGTGTCGGCTTCTTACGACGGCATCGTTGAGGCATCGTTTTCGGTGCAAGTTTCCGGGGCAGTAACCGAAGCAGCTAACTAATGAGTCTGGCCAAAGAGTTACGCAAGCGGCGTAAGCAGGCACGGCGAAAAATCGACGTAGCAGAGTGGGGCGACAAGGACGGGCCATTTAGCCTTTATTGTCGTCCGCTCACTTGCTATGACTTAAATGAGCTGCAGAAGCGGCACCCACAAGTCATGCAAAACCCAAGCATCGGGGCTATGGTCGACCTTATCGTCATGAAGGCAGAGTCGCAGGACGGGGAGCGATTGTTTACCGCCGCCGACGACCGTATCGAACTAATGGGCGAAGAAACGACCATCGTTTCGCACATTGCCAATGAAATGTTCGGTACCATCGACCCGTTTGAGGATGTAGAAAAAAACTAAAAGCCGATCAGTCGCGGTTGAACCTAATAGCCTTGGCTGATCGGCTACACAAAACGATAGAGGAAGTGGAGCAAATCACGCTCACGGAATACCACGAGTGGCTGGCCTACTTCCAAATTGTGAGTGAGAGGGAAAAAGATGGCGCGAAATGAACAGCTGGGCATAGTAATTAGCGTCTTCGACAGAACGCAGCGTGCATTGCGTGGCATTCGCAAAGCGTTTGCCGGACTCGCAAAAGTTTTTTTCAACCTTAAAACAGCAATCCTGGCTGCCGTCGGCGGCGGTGGTATGGGATTGCTTATTGCGCGATCCTTACAAGCAACCGATGCTTTAGCTAAAACCGCATCCCGGATAGGTACGACGACCGAAGCGTTGTCGAAACTGCAATACGCAGGCGCATTAGCAGGCGTCGAAACCAACACGCTGAACATGGCGATGCAGCGGTTTGTGCGCCGTACAGCAGAAGCCACCCGCGGCACTGGCGAAGCAGTTGGCGCTTTCCGCGCACTTAACCTTAACGCAAGCGAGCTACAACAACTGCCACTCGATGAAAGAATGCGCAAACTTGCTGGCGCGTTTAAAACGTTAAAGACCGAAGAAGAAAAGCTGGCCGTCGCCTTTAAGTTGTTTGATTCAGAGGGTACCGCGGTACTCAATATGCTGAAGCAAACAGACGCGGAGATGGAGCAGGTATTCGACGAAGCCAAGCGGCTTGGCCTGGTAATGTCTACCGAAGCCGCGCAAGGCGTACAAGACGCAAACGACGCGTTTTTGCGATTGCAGTCTCTATTCACTGGACTAGTAAAACAGATGACCGCGGGTATGGCTCCGGCGCTGGAATTGCTGGTGACCAAGTTCCAAGAGTACATCCTAGAGCAGGGCGAAGCGCAAGGCGGCATCGAAGCGTTTGGTCGCTATTTAGCTGGCGAGTTTTTGACCGGAGTACGGAACGCGCTTATTGGCTTGCAAGGTTTAGCCAACGCTGGCATTGAAATAATCAACACGTTTAATCGGACACGCCGCGCACTCGCAGCCACATTCAGTATTGGCAAGGCCGATCCAAACGACATCCAAGAGCTACAAACGCAAATAGACCAAATAGACGACATGCTGGCCGGTGGCATTGGTGGCACGCTAAACCGCATCCGTTTGTTTGGCGACGGTGGCGTTGTCGATTTTCTCAGTGAAGAAGAATTACGAGCCGAGCGAGCTAAGATTGTCGCCAGGCTAAACGAGCTAGGCGCGGAAGTGCCGCAAGACTTAAAGCCGTTTGACTGGACTTCGTGGATCATCAAGCCGCTGGACGACGCGATCAACGAAATTACCACGCCGGTCAAAGGTGTAACGAGCGCGTTCGATGAGCTCGAAAAAACCATGCCGCCGCCGACGGCTTTCGAAACATTCATTGAAAACCTACGCCGAACGCGGCAAGAGGCAGGCGACCTACGGCCCGAGCTTGATAAGCTTGGCAACCAGGCCATTGAAGGATTGGGACGTTCGTTCACGGCGGCAATTACAGGCGCGGAAAAGTTTGCCGACGCTATACGCAATATGGCTAAAATCGTCATCGACAGCTTGCTGCAAATGCTGGTTCAAAAGTACATTGTGGACGCGGCTTTTGGCGCTTTGACTTCGGCGTTTGATTCTAAAAGCGCGCCGACTTTCATCGGTTCAACCGGCATTGAGTTCGGACCCGCCGAAAACTACGTCGGCAAGGCGCGCGGTGGTCCAGTTACCGGCGGCCGTCCTTACATCGTCGGCGAAAAAGGTCCGGAACTAATGGTGCCAGGCACTAACGGTCGCGTTGTACCAAACAATCAAATGGGTGGCGGTGGCGTCACCGTTGTCCAAAACATCAACGTCACGACGGGCGTTCAGCAAACAGTTCGCGCAGAAATCGCAAACTTGTTGCCACAAATTAGCAACGCGGCAAAGGCGGCAGTGGCAGATGCTAGAATGCGAGGCGGTGGCTTCAGTAAGGCAATGGTAGGTGCGTAATGGCGGCATTCCCGGACGTTGGATTCCAAAACATGAGCATGCGGTTAGTAAGCGCAACGTCGATTAGCACTTCGCCGTTTACCTATGACCAGCAAACCTTCCAGCATCCAGGCGTTCGATGGGAGGCTGAGGTGAAACTATCGCCGCTGAAGCGCTCAGACGCTAAAGAGGTCGAGGGGTTTTTTGCAGCTTTACGTGGTCAGGGTAACACGTTTACGATGGGCAACCCGCTACACAACACGACGGCAACCGGCACAATCACAAGCGGCGCTAAAAACGCAACGACGGTCACCGGCACAGTAAGTGGTGCAGTCGTTGGCGACTATTTCGAAATAAGCGGGGCGCTTTACATCATTACAGCGAAAACAGCGTCGACTATCGACATCATGCCACCCTTACGCACAGCAATTAGTGCCAGCACGTCACTAGACTTTACAAAGCCGAAAGGCACGTGGCGTCTAGCGTCAAACGACGTTGGCTGGAATATAGACACGGCCGGGTTGTACGGCTTTACGTTTGCGTGCGTTGAAGCAATATGAGTCGGTCGCTCACCTCTACAATGGAGACCGCTACTGAAGCGGATCTCGTTCGCCCTATTTTGCTTTGTCAGCTTGCTTTTGATTCGGGCAACCTAAACCTATGGAACGGCATCGGCGACCTCACAGTAGACAGTGTGGACTACGTTGGAGCCGGTACATTGCTAGGCGTAGGTGCAGTAGAAGAAAGCTCAGAGTTGCAAGCCAACGGAATAACGCTGACGCTCTCCGGCGTAACGAGTCCGCTTATTAGCAAAGCCAGGGACGAAGACTATCAAGGCCGCGAGCTTAAAGTGCTGCTCGGAGCGCTTAATTCTACAAATGGCGTCATCGCCGACCCGGTCGTTATCTTTAGTGGCTTCATGGACACCATGACCATCAAAGACGCCGGAGAGTTTGCGACGATTGCGGTTACAGCCGAAAACAGACTCATAGAATTTGAGCGTAGTCGCGCACGTCGATATACGGCCGAAGATCAAAAAATCGACTACCCAAATGACAAGGGACTGGAGTTTGTCGCGGAGCTATCAGAAAAAGAAATAGTCTGGGGGCGTAGTATTGTCGGGTCTGGTGGCGGCGGCAACGGTCGCGGCGAACCACGCGAAGATCCAAGCGACTTACCATAGGAGGCATCATGGAGTTTGCACTTGAAAACCTAGCAAAGGTGCGGCGTGAAATTGAGCCGCTTTTGGAGCAACATTACAAAGAGATCGCGCTGGACAAGGACGTTATAAAACTTAATCCAAACTGGCGCGCTTATGCAGAGTTAGACAGCATTAACGCGCTGCGAGTTTATACAGCACGCAAAGACGGCAAAATGATTGGATACTTCGTCGTGACTGTCAGCCAGTCTTTACACTATCGCGATCACTTGTTTGCTAATAACGACGTGATATTTTTAACAAAAGCAGCGCGCAAGGGACTCATAGGACTGAAACTGGTAAAATTCGGTATGGAGTCGTTAAAGGCGGAAGGTGTTACCAAACTACACAT